CTCAGGCCGCAGTCGGTAACCTCGCGCATACAGCCGGGCAGTGACGTCATCGTCTGCGCGGAAATGGACGAACAGTGGGGCTATGTCGGGGCTAAATCGCGCCAGCGCTGGCTGTTTTACGCGTATGACAGTCTCCGGAAGACGGTTGTTGCGCACGTATTCGGTGAACGCACTATGGCGACGCTGGGGCGTCTTATGAGCCTGCTGTCACCCTTTGACGTGGTGATATGGATGACGGATGGCTGGCCGCTGTATGAATCCCGCCTGAAGGGAAAGCTGCACGTAATCAGCAAGCGATATACGCAGCGAATTGAGCGGCATAACCTGAATCTGAGGCAGCACCTGGCACGGCTGGGACGGAAGTCGCTGTCGTTCTCAAAATCGGTGGAGCTGCATGACAAAGTCATCGGGCATTATCTGAACATAAAACACTATCAATAAGTTGGAGTCATTACCGAGTGTTTGTTATACGGTCTAATGGTTTTTTCAGCATTAAATATTTATCATTCATATGGTGTGGGTAGAGTGAATATTGATGAGGCGTCGGGGTGTTTCATCCTTAGGCAGCGTATTGATATAGTCAATGCAGAACGAGCAAAGGCCTTCAGCCGTTTGACAGTTTTGTTCTGTACTCCTGATCGTCTTTCGGGAAGAGACGTTATTATTCTGAATAGTGATGCTATACAGAGGGTTTGCGATGAGTTCATGGTGGCTAATTCAGAATTATTTGCTCTTGTTCAGGAGTACAACAGAATAGCCAGGACCTGTGGTATGGATGAACTTCGGATTACTCATCTGGGGTAGATACATATCTGGATTATCACCGGTTACGGTAAAAAGTGATTGCTTACTGTTTTTGTGAATGGCATTGCAGCAGCCGGATAATGTCAGTGCTGGCTGACGGTGTGCTGGTGGCGGGGGTGGTGGTTGCTGCTTTCCCGTTGCTGAAAAAGAAAACGCCAGACTGTTAGCCGGGTATCAGTTAGCGGGAGAAATTTTTAAATACTTCACAATTCAGGCGGTTGACTGTTGTCTGGTTTGCGGGGAGTTTGTTAAAAGAAACTGGCATGGTGAATCCCCCTGTGCGGAGGGGCAATCAGCGAGTAGGTATATGGGATAATCGCGGATTCAGGTGCTGGTACTGAATTCACCGGGAGGCACCCGGCACCATGCAATGGCACATAGCGCCACTCTCCAGCCCCTCTCCGGAGGGGCTGTTTATATTGATTTTGTCAGATGTGAGTAAACTCCTTATGGACTTTGTTGTTTTAGCCCATAAGGACATATTTGCAGAGTGCAACGGTTATTAAAGCATTCATTCAATACGTTATCTGTATTTGTAGGGCATTCCTGGCTGTTTTTGATTAAATTCCAGAATGTTTTATTGAATGGTACTACGTTGTAAATGGTTACAGGCAGCACTTTGTTATTGAGCATGATGCCTGTGTGAGTCAGTGTAAATATACTTTCAGGAGGTAAGAAAGCATCCGATTGATACCAGATTATTAATTTTATTTTACTCCATATGACTGAAAAAGATATTCCGCATGATGGCTGGATAACTGTATCAATCACAATCCACTTCATTTAGTTTCCTTGTTTATGCCTTGCTGGTGATGTTCTGAAAAGTATAAATGATATTTTTGATTGTAAACCATAGAGCAGAATTATTTTTCTGATGTTGTTTATTGTTTATTTAAATGCAGGGTGGTTTATATCTCGTCTTGTAGTTTATCCATGCATATCTGCTTGATGATGAGGTTTTTAATTAAGGTATGGTTTTGTGTTTTTTCTGTATTACATGTCAGGTATTTTAAAGAATCATTTTTCAGATGGTGGAAAGAACCATGGCATTTAAACACTATGATGTTGTCAGGGCGGCGTCGCCGTCAGATCTTGCGGAAAAGCTGACACATAAACTGAAAGAGGGCTGGCAGCCGTTTGGTAGTCCGGTGGCCATAACCCCTTATACCCTGATGCAGGCGATTGCAGCAGAAGGTGATGTGGTCGTCAGTGGTGCAACTGAGCCGGAGTGGTACTACGTCATCGTACTGGCCGGGCAATCCAATGCCATGGCTTACGGTGAAGGGCTTCCGCTTCCGGATTCTTACGATGCGCCCCACCCACGCATTAAGCAACTGGCCCGTCGCAACACAGTGACTCCCGGTGGTAAAGCATGCGCATTTAACGACATCATTCCGGCAGACCACTGCCTGCATGATGTTCAGGATATGAGCGCACTGAATCATCCGAAGGCAGACCTGAGCAAAGGGCAGTACGGCTGTGTCGGCCAGGGCTTACATATTGCCAAAAAACTGCTTCCGTATATCCCGAATAACGCGGGGATCCTGCTGGTACCATGCTGTCGTGGTGGTTCGGCATTCACCCAGGGCGCGGAGGGGACATTCAGTGCGGACACGGGGGCCAGCCAGGATTCGGCACGCTGGGGTGTGGGTAAACCGTTATATCAGGACCTGATCGCACGCACCAAAGCGGCATTACAGAAGAACCCGAAAAATGTGTTGCTGGCGGTGTGCTGGATGCAGGGCGAATTTGACATGAGCGCTGCCACCTACGCACAGCAACCGGACCTGTTCACGGCCATGCTGAAGCAGTTCCGTACTGACCTTTCCGGATTTAACGCGCAGTGCCATGGCGGCAGTGCTGCAGTTGTACCGTGGATTTGTGGCGACACGACGTATTACTGGAAAAACACATACGGCACACAGTATGACTCCGTCTACGGCGCGTACAAAAACAGGGAGAGCGACAACGTTTTCTTTGTGCCGTTCATGACCGACGGTAACGGCAACAACACGCCCACCAACTTACCGGCAGAAGACCCGGATATTGCTGATGCAGGTTATTACGGCGCGCAATCCCGTAGTAATGGTAATTGGGTATCGTCAAATCGTCCGACACATTTCAGTTCATGGGCGCGCAGGGGCATTATTTCGGATCGCCTGGCAACCGCTATTCTGAACGCAGTTGGTCGAACCAGCGCCTTCATCAGCGGTACCGCACCGGAGATTAAACCCTCGCCCGGCGGCGACACGCCATCGGGGCCGTCTGATGGTGACACATCCGTTCGTACAGTCTCCCTGCTGCCGACAGCCGGAGAGGCTGCTGCGCAGGGCTGGACCATCACCGGCGGCAGTGTTGCGCTGGAAGATGGTGTGTTTAAGGTTACCAAGCAGAGCAATAAAACCTGGTCCCTGATGCATCCGGTGGATGACGCGGTCTCCCTGCTGACACGGGGTGGCAGACTGAGCTGTAAGTTTCGACTGTCAGGCGCACTGACCAACAACCAGTTCGGTCTGGGAATTTATCTGTATACCGATGTAGCGTTACCTGACGTCGTGGCGATGACCGGGACTGGTAACCCGTTCCTGATGTCGTTCTTCACCCAGACCACAGACGGCAAACTGAATCTGATGCATCACAAGAAAGCCGGAAACACAAAGTTGGGCGAGTTCGGGAATTACAGTAACGACTGGCAGACGCTGGAGCTGGTGTTCACCGCCGGCAGTGCCACGGTTACTCCGAAACTGAATGGAGTGGCTGGCCCGGCATTCCAGGTCATAAAAGACAGTCTGACACTGGGGCTGAATGCGCTGACGCTGACGGATATTACCAAAAATGCAGCGTATGGCGTTGAGATAGAAAGTCTGGTGCTGGAGATAAATGCACCGGCATCATCATAAAAAGTGAGCCAGTCAAATGGAAGGTATCGTTAAACTCACCGGTAGTGTCAGTGGGTCGTCTGAGATGCCTGCATGAGTTATCAGAGCCATCAGTACTTAACTGGTGGCTTTTTTTATTGTTGTCAGCTTCCGGATAACGGGAGACGGGGTATGTACCAGATGGAAAAAATCACAACAGGTGTGTCATACACCACGTCAGCGGTGGGAACGGGCTACTGGTTCCTGCAGTTGCTGGACAGGGTTTCCCCGTCTCAGTGGGCGGCAATAGGCGTGCTGGGGAGTCTGCTGTTTGGGCTGCTGACATATCTGACTAACCTGTATTTCAAAATCAGAGAGGACCGTCGTAAGGCGGCACGGGGAGAGTAATTCAATGACTCAAAACTATGAACTGATTGTGAAAGGGATCCGCAATTTTGAGAATAAAGTTACGGTAACTTTAGCGTTACGGGACAAAAAACGCTTTGACGGTGAAATTTTTGACCTGGACATCTCGCTGGACCGTGTTGAAGGTGTCGCGCTGGAGTTTTATGAGGCAGCAGCCAGAAGGAGCATCAGACAGGTCTTCCTGGATGTTGCTGCCGG